CCAGAGGCGTTTCCGAACAGCCGCATCATGTCGGGCGCGCGCTCTCGCGATCAGGCTGCGGAAGTCTTCAACTACGCCAGTAAGATGCTGATGATGTCGCCGCGCCTGAAAGGGCTGTATCGCATCGTCCCGTCCGGCAAGATGATTGTCGGCTTGCGCAAGAACGTCGTCTACCGCGCCAGTTCGGCGGAAGCCAAGAGCGCGCACGGCGGTTCGCCACTGGTCGCCATCCTCGACGAGGTTGGCCAGATCAAGGGCCCGCACGACGATTTCGTCGAGGCGATTGTAACGTCGCAGGGCGCGTACGGCGACAAGGCGATGATCTTCGCCATTTCGACTCAGGCGGCCACCGACGGCGACTTGTTCTCGCGATGGCTGGACGACGCTGAGACCTCGAAAGCACCGCGCACAGTTTCGCACCTCTATACGGCGGATCCGGATTGCGACGTGCTTGACGAGGAAGCGTGGAAAGCTGCCAACCCGGCACTTGGCATATTCAAATCAGTTTCATCGGTTCGCGACGACGCCGAGCGCGCATCACGCATGCCGACCGAAGAAGCCAGTTTTCGTTGGCTCCATCTGAACCAAAGGATTGATGCCAATGCACCGTTTGTGTCTCCGGCTATTTGGCGAGCGTGTAACGCTCGAGTTGTGGACTTTGATGGTCTCCCTGTCTTTGGTGGGCTCGACCTTTCTGAGGTGAGCGACTTGACTGCTCTGGTGCTGATGGCGCCGAAAGAGCAGGGCGGCAAGACCATCTGGCATGTGAAGCCAACGTTCTGGCTGCCAGGTGATGGCATTCGCGCAAAGGCAAAAGCCGACCGCGTGCCATATGACATCTGGCAAAAGGACGGACACCTTCAAGCCGCACCGGGCAAGACCGTCGACTACGAGTTCGTTGCGCACTATCTGCGCGACCAGTTCGAAGAGATGGACATCCGCAAGATCGCGTTCGACCGGTGGAACTTCCGACATCTGAAACCGTGGCTGCAAAAAGCGGGCTTCACAGAGGATCAGCTTGAAGGCGACGATGCAGTGTTCCAGCCTTTTGGGCAGGGGTTTCAGTCGATGTCTCCCGCTCTCCGCGAGTTGGAAAGCACCATCCTCAATGGCAATCTTGCTCACGGCGATCATCCGGTTCTGACGATGTGCATGATGAATGCAACCGTCAAGGCAGACCCTTCAGGAAACAGAAAACTGGTGAAGCACAATCGCGAGCGTCGCATCGACGGCGCGGTAGCACTGACTATGGCAACGGCGATGGCTGGAACATACGAAACCAGTGACGCCGGCGACATGGACGACTTCATCAACAACATGGTTATGGTGATCTAATGGGTCTCTTCGATAGATGGCGCGGAGTACCCATCAAGCTCACTGATGGTGAGTTCTGGCGCGGGTTCTTCGGGCTGGGCACTACCTCCGGCGAAAACGTGACGATTGAAACGGCGCTACAGCTTGATGCTGTGTGGGCGTGCGTCAATCTGATCCGGAACGCAGTGATCATGCTGCCGTGCAACGTCTACAAAGATGACGGCGTTACGATCGACAAGGCGTCGCCGCTGTACGACTTGCTCCATGACATGCCGAACATGGACGACACCGCCTCGGACTTCTGGGCCATGGTCGTCTTGTGCTTGTGCCTAGATGGCAACTTCTTCGCTGAGAAGAAGTTGAACGGCGGCAAGCTAGTAGCACTCAATCCGTTGCCGCCACTCGCTGTCAACGTCTGCCGCGATAGTCGCAACGCGCGATACTACGAGGTCACGGAGAACGGCAAGAAGCGCAGGATCGCCGAAGAAAAGATGTTCCACGTTCGCGGGGCCGTTTTGCCTGGCTGTGACCGCGGCATGTCTCCGATCGGCGTGGTTCGCAATACAGTTGGCAATGCTCTGGCGGGCGAAAAGACCGCGGGCAAGATGTTTGCCAACGGAATGCAGGTCGCAGGCGTTCTTTCGTCTGACCAGATCCTCAAGAAAGAGCAGAGAGCTCAGCTCGGCGAAATTCTCGGCCAGTTTGCTGGTTCGGATAAGGCCGGCAAGATTGCAGTTCTGGAAGCTGGCCTCAAATATCAGCAACTGACGATCAATCCAAAAGACGCGCAGATGCTTGAGGTGCGCCAGTTCAACGTCGAGCAGATCTGCCGCATCTTCGGCGTTCCGCCAGTCATGATCGGCCATGCTTCGAACGGAACGACGACTTGGGGCAGCGGCATCGAGCAGCTGATCCTGCAGTTCATCAAGACTTGCCTTGGGCCTTTGGTCAAAAGCATCGAATCTGCCGTCTACCGCGACCTTCTCGACGAGAAAACGCGCAAGACCACCATCGTGAAATTCAACATGGAAGGTCTGCTTCGCGGCGATAGCACTGCGAGGGCGGAATTCCTGTCGAAGATGGTGACTAACGGCATCTACACGCCAAACGAAGCCCGTTCCTATGAGAACAAGGCTCCAGTCGATGGCGGCGAGAAGGCAATCGTCAACGGCACCATGACCCCTCTCGATAAGGTCGGTCAGGCCAACGATAACGCGCCACAAACGCCAGCAGCACGCGCTGCATAAGGGAAAATCATGAAATTTGAACACCTGATTTCGGCCTTTCTGGCCGAACCTTGGGCTATTCAGCGCGAAAAACTGGGCGTTTTGGCTGATGTTTTGGTCGCTCGAGCCGAAGGCGAAAAGCTGTTTTCGACCGAGTTTGCCGCCTCTATCGACGAGGCGCGAGCTAAGGAAATCGCAGAATCTAGCGGCAGCGTGGCCATTATCCCGGTTTACGGGGTCTTGGCCGATAAAATGGACCTGTTTTCCGCAATGAGCGGCGGCACTTCCTACGCTGGCATCAAGAAATCGCTGCACAAAGCGCTTTCGAACGAAGACATCAAGGCCGTCGTGCTCGACATCGATAGCCCTGGCGGAACGGTGCCTGGTACAGACGAGCTTGCGACGGAGATCCGCAAGCTGCGAGGCGGCGAGAAGCCGATCATTGCGCAGGTGAACAGCCTTGCGGCGAGCGCCGCTTATTGGATCGCGGCTTCGACAGACGAAATCGTCGTCACGCCATCCGGCCGCGCCGGTTCAATCGGCGTCTACACTGCGCACGATGACCTGTCGGCTGCCCTTGAGCAGCGCGGCATCAAGCGCACGTATATTTCAGCTGGCAAGCACAAGGTTGAAGGCAACGAGACCGAGCCACTCGGCAAGGACACGCTGGCGCATGTGCAGGACGGCGTGAACCGCTCTTACAATCGCTTCGTCGCAGCTGTCGCCGAAGGGCGTGGCGTGACGGTCAGCAAGGTTGAGGATGGCTACGGTCAGGGGCGCGTGTTCTACGCAGAAGCCCTCATGGACCGAGGCATGGTCGACCGTGTTGCCACACTTGACGAGACCTTGGCCCGCTATGGCGCGGACGCAGAGCCTGCGCCGGTAAAGCGCATCAAGGCCGCGAACGCCGCTAAGGCTGAGGCCGCACAAACGCTGGTCGCGAAGATGACGGCCGGCGAACAAATCACAAAACGCGAGTTCGAAAACGGCATCAGGGGACTGATGGGGTTATCGGGCTCTGAGGCAGAGCGGGCCGCTCGGCTCTACCTCAAAGATGGTCAGGGGGCTCCTGACGTCGAGACGGATGCTGCTGCTTTGGCAGCGCTGAGAACGGCCTTGGCCGAAGCGCAATCCTTCAAAATCAAGCTTTAGGAATCCCTATGTCCGATGAAATGGCAACAGGTCTCGCCGACCTGACGAAGTCGCTCGCCTCCATCAAGGAGAATGTGACTGAACTGGCGACAGAATTCACTCGCAAGACCGCCGCTGGCGAAAAGGTCTCTGCTGATCTCACTGAAAAGACCGACAAGGCGCTTGCCGAACTCGGCGACGTATCCACCCGCCTTTCCGATATGGAAAAGCGCGCCGCCCGCGAAAAGGAAAACGGCGAGGAAGAGCAGAAGTCGCTCGGCCAGCTGGTTATCGATTCCGACGCCTACAAGGCCGGAAATCTGACTGGCTCCAGCCGTGCGTCCATCAAGGTTTCGGCTGACCGCGCTGCAATCACCACCGCGAATACCACTGTCGGTACCGGCCGTTCTCCCGGGACCTCGCTTGTTCCAGGCGCGCGCGTTCCTGGCATCTTCGGCCTTCCTGAGCGACAGATGACGATCCGCGATCTCATTCTTCCTGGTCAGACCGCTTCCAACAACGTCGAGTACGTCAAGGAAACCGGCTACACGAACAATGCCGCACCGGTGGCGGAAACGACTGCAAAGCCGTATTCCGACATCACGTTCGACATGACGTCTGCGCCGGTTCGCACCATCGCGCACCTGTTCAAGGCCTCTCGACAGATCCTGGACGACGCGCCCGCGCTTCGCTCCTACATCGACGGCCGGGCTCGCTACGGTCTGCGATTTGTCGAAGAAAACCAGCTCCTGAACGGTTCCGGAACTGGCCAGAATATCGCCGGTTTGGTTCCGCAGGCTTCGGCGTTTGCTCCGGCATTCGTTCCGTCGGCAGCTACCGGCATTGACCGCCTTCGTCTCGCGGTTCTGCAGGTCGTCCTCGCGGAGTATCCGGCCACTGCGTTCGTTCTGAACCCGATCGACTGGGCGAAGATCGAGCTGACCAAGGACGCCGGCGGAAACTACATCATCGGCAATCCACAGGGCTCGCTCACTCCCACCCTTTGGAACCTGCCGGTTGTTTCGACGCAGGCGATGGCTTCTGGCCAGTTCCTTACCGGCGCGTTCTCCTACGCTGCGCAGATCTTCGACCGCATGGAGATCGAAGTGCTGCTGTCCAGCGAGAACGTCGACGACTTCGAGAAGAACATGTTCACGATCCGCGCCGAAGAGCGTCTTGCCTTGGCGGTCTACCGTCCTGAGGCATTCGTAACCGGTGCCGTTTCGCCAGCCTAATTCATCTGGGGTGCCTTCTGGCACCCCACTTTCGCTAGGAGGCGAATATGACCGACTACATCAAAGTGAAGCCGCTAAAGACGTTTGACAACGGCTCCGGCCTGAAGACTGCCGATAGCGAGCCTTTCCCGGTTGAAAGAGGCGAGGCGAACGCGCTTAAAGCGCTTGGCTTGGTATCTTTTGAGGACGATGCCAAAGCCGTTGATGCGCCTGAAACTCCGGAACCGGTCGAGCCGATTTCCTCTGCTCGATCAACGAAGAAAAAGGACAAACCCGATGCTGACAACGAAGGCTCGTAAGCAAAGGGTCGCGTCCTATATCGGCGCCGGTATCGTCAACGGTATCGGCTCACCGGTGAATTCTGTTGCACCCGCCATCACGGGCACCGCGCAGGTTGGGCAGACGCTTACGGCAACAACCGGCACGTGGTCCGGCTCGCCGACCTATGCACGGCAGTGGTTCGCGGCGGGCGTCGCAATCGCTGGCGCTACTGCGGCTACCTATGTTCCCGTTGCTGGCGACGTTGGAAAGGCCATCACGGTCCGCGTCACGGCAACGAATGACAAGGGCAGTGTGCCCGTCACAAGCGCGCCTACGGCCGCAGTAGTGGCGGCCTGATATGGCCATCGTCGATCTCGAAACCGTCAAGAAGCATCTCCGTGTCTTTCATTCTGATGAGGACGCGGAGATTGGCATTTACCGCGATGCCGCTGAGAGTATTGTTACGCAGCATCTTGATCGCGAAGTCGTAGCCGCAGGCGAAACGCCCACGGCCGCCGACGGCATCGCTGCAACGTCCGCAATCGTGTCGGCGATCCTTCTCGTGACCGGCGATCTCTACGAGGTGCGCGAGCCTGACCCGAAGGCAGCGGGCGACGCGGTTCTTCCGCGAGCGGTACGGATGCTTCTGGCTCCGTGGCGTGTCTGGCGAACAGTGGCGGACGACTATGTGGCTCCGATTCCATGAACCGTTCGACTGGCGCCAGCCAGGCTTCACGATCGCCTATCCGCCTGGCCTCTACAACGTCACGCGCAAGTGCGCCGCGGCTGCGATAGCGGCTAAGGCTGCTGAACCCACCAAGGATCGACCTAATGCCAAAACGCAAGAGGGCGGGCGCAGGCTCGCTGAGTGAGCGCATCGGCTTTGAGGCCGAGGTCGAGGGTGATGACGGGTATGGCGGCGTGGTGGTCGACTTCGCGGAGCAATTCGTGGAGCCAGCCCGCCTCGAGCCGCGCGTCGGTAGCGAGACTGTTATCGCCAGTCGCCTTCAGGGCTTGCAGCCCTACACCATGACCGTCCGCAGCAACGAACGCACGCGCACCATCACGCCCGCGTGGCGGGCGCGGAATAAGCGG